GAATACACTAACTCCAGAGTGTTTTAGAGAGTTTTGGGAGCCTAACTCAGCATATACACTTAAACCTAATGTTATTATATCTGACTCGTATCCTGAATTTGAGTATAAAGTTACTTTAGGCAGAGCTAAAGGTACTCCTGAATTTGCTAAATTTGTACATAATAATCCTAATTTAATTAAGGCAGGTCCTACTCTAATTAGAAAGTGTGAAGAAAGCAGTTATGTAGACGGATATTATTTTTTTGTTAGAGATGAGAAAAGTCTTGCATTAATTAACTTATTTTTAAGCAATATTCGCCGAATTGATAAAATTGTCGCTATGTAGTGTTTTAGATAAATACTTACATGGCACAGAGCGAAACAATATTATCTAATCAATCACACCCTGGTGATAGTACAATAGAATCCTACACAGGTGAAAAGTATAAAGGCGACGGTTATTATGGCCGTGCAGACGGTTTACATACAGTACAATATAATATAACCGGATTTATAGGTAAGATTAAAATGCAGGCAACACTTGCAATTGATCCAACTTCTGATGATTGGTTTACACTAGATTCAACAGAACATGACGATAGTGCATCTGCAACAGGCTCACATATTAAAAACTTTACAGGTAACTATGTATGGGTAAGAGCTGTTGTAAGTAATTGGACAGATGGAACAGTTACTAGTATTCAATTAAATCATTAAGGAAGCATCATGGAACACTTTATAAGAGTAGTAATGGAAAAACAGGACACACTAAGCGAAGGCTTAAATGAGTCAGTATTTCCAGGAAGTTATGTATTTGAATCAGAGCAAGGTGCTACGATATTTGAAATGCCTCTAGCAAAAGAACTTACATCAGAAGAAGCAGACGAATTTGCACAAAAATTAAGTGAATATGTATTTGATCAAGGTTACAATGATTTTGACATTGAAATATCTACAAATGATAAACTCGACGAAGACGAAGAAACATACGAAGACGATGATGACTTTTTTGAAGAATATGGTGTTTTGTGGTACAACGAAGATGATGACCCGATAGACGAAGCAGAATACCGAGGACGTAAAGTTAAATTAGGCAAGCCTATGCAAGGTGATGTTAAGAAGTTTAAAGTTTATGTTAAAGACCCAAAGACAGGTAATGTTAAAAAAGTAAACTTTGGACACGGTGGTAGTAGTGTTAAAGGTAAGTCAATGAAGATTAGAAAAAATAATCCAGCTGCAAGGCGCTCATTCCGTGCTAGACATAACTGTGATAATCCAGGACCGCGTACAAAGGCAAGATACTGGTCATGTAGGAAGTGGTAATATGCGTATTGACGAGTTAGGAAATAATAATAGTAATTTAAGATTAGATTTTGATAACGTAGAAGACTTATGTATTTTTATACGTAATAATCCTATGTTTTATCGTAAGCAATTTTTCCCATGTATGGCTAATATATCTGATAAACTTGATGCAGGTAAAAAATGTGATCCAGTTAAAGACATAGGTCCATGCGTTGATAATGCTTGTGACGCTTATTGTAATGCATATGATTTGCCACATGACTCTAAAACATTATTTCCGGTAGACGACAGACGTGCTGCAATAGAAAAACTATATGCAGAAGAAATGCCTAATGTTAAAAAAGGAATGTATAAGGCTGAATCATCATGTTCGTAAGAGAATTATTCGAAGCAGAAAAGAAAGTAGCGGTTGCGGCATTTGGTCGTATGAATCCACCTACTATTGGACATGAAAAACTTGTAAACAAAGTAAAAAGCCAAAGTGGTGATCATTACATTTTCCTAAGTCAAACACAAAAACCAAAAGATAATCCACTACCGTTCGATGAGAAATTAAGATTTGCCAAAGAATTTTTTCCCGGTGTTAACGTAGGGCATCCGCAAGTACGTACACCAATTCAAATGTTACAACTATTAGAAAAGTTAGGATATACTGATATTGTATATGTTGCAGGTTCTGATAGAGTAGAAAGTTTTGATAAACTGTTTAACGATTATAACGGTAAAGAATATAACTTCAATAGTATTAAAGTAATAAATGCAGGCGAACGTGATCCGGATGCAGAAGGTGCTGAAGGCATGAGTGCAAGTAAGATGAGATCGGCTGCCGCTCAAGGAGACTTAGATTCATTTACTCAAGGTGTTCCTAAACTAGCAGCTGCAGAAGAAATGTATAATGCTGTACGTAAAGGTATGGGAATTAAAGACGAAGTACCAGCACAAGAAGATACGGCTAAGAATAACGACGACTATCAAGCAAAGAAAAAAGCACTACAAGATATTCAAGCAGATCCAAACACTGCTAAAGATCCTGAACTTAAAAAAGAACTTGCACGTAGAAAAGCTGAATTAGAAAAAACAAACGAAATATTAGGCTTTGCTACTAAAAATCCAAAACGTGCAACTATAAAAGTTAAAAAACGTCCACCAGAAGAAGATAGTGTAAAAGATAAAATTGCAAAACGTAGAGCAATGGCCGCTAAAGGCGATTCTCGTGCGTTTAAAGCAGGCGCACTTGGCGAAGGCGACTTAGTAGTGGATAAAGGATCATTAATATCATACCTACGTGATATGATACAAAAATATGTTATGGAAGAAAACGATGTTGAAAAACTTTCTCAACTATTAAAATTTATGGTAGGTAAAGAAATTAAGTCACATGGTGATAAAAGATATCGTATTACTTCTGAAGATATAGTTGAGGCTTTAGGACGTGGATGAGCTTGCACAAATAGTAAAGTTAGCAGGAGTTAATGAGTTTAAAGGATATCAAGAATATACTTTAGAGAACATGAGTCATACTGCTACCGAACTAAAGCAAAAAGAAAGAGAAATGGGTATAAAACCCGGAGACCAAGAATGGTTTAAATTATGGTTTAGTTTACCTTATATGAACGGACCAGTAAAGTTTAGAGGACGTACAAAATGAATCTTCGTCAGTTATTTGAAAGAGGAAGAATTGTTCCAGGTGTTAACACTACGCCTGATGTCGGTCCTAACGAAATTAAAAAACAAGCTGCAAAGTTTGGATTTAAAGTAGACAAAGACGGCAGACCACAAAATCATCCTAAAAAAGTAAAAGGTTCTAAAACGAATGTTGCATTTAACTTAGGCATGACTGAAGGCAACATGCTTGCTAATCCTAAAAATACATTCCTTACAAAAGCAGACACAGCATACGACTTTATTAAGGTAGGTACAAACTTAGCAAACTTAAAAGATGTTCCAGCAGGCGGAAATATGGACGAGCCAGACATAATGATTGCTCCATATGCAGGCGCTAAAGAAATGAAGTATCTTATGAAGCAACTTAATCGTATTGGTTATAAAACACAAGATGCTCAAGGCTATCAAGATGCCCACTATGACGAAGAGCCAACTGGTGGAGAAGCACCTCCACAAATGAAGGCACAAGGTCCATTAGGTAAAATTAAAATATCTAAGTTACGTGGTGTACAAAAAGAAAGAACATACGAAAAATTAGCAAAGCAACTTGAACGTGTATTAGAAGACGACTATGCTCCGTTACAGATTGACCGTAAAGGTAGAGTAATTAACGGACATCACAGACTAGATGCATTACGTTTAGTAGGTGAAGAATATGCTCGTGTACATATGATCGACGATATAGTAGAAAACATAAAAGAAAACTTTGCTGATGGTAAGAAAAAAGGCAAAAGCAGACCTGGTAGAGTAAAGAAGTCAGGTGCTAGTTGTAACGGTAGTGTTACCAGTTTAAGAGCAAAAGCAAAGAAATCTAGTGGCGAACGTGCTAAAATGTACCACTGGTGTGCTAATATGAAGTCAGGTAGAAAGAAGAAGAAATAATGTTTAGCAAACAATGTAAATTACACTTAGAAGAACAAGGCGAAACAGGATTAGAACATATGAAGGCTGCACTAAAAACAGCCGTACAACTACAATTACTTGTACCAGCACTAGTAGTACACAGTGTTGCACCTAGGTTCTTTACTGATACAGCAACAAGAGTAATGAAAGATATTTTGCACAATCGTAAAGATGCATAAATACAATATAAGTTAATTCGGGATTTAAAAATGAAGATATACGAAATTACATCAATTAAAAAAGAGTCAACTCAATTAGACGAAGCATTACCAGCGTTATTAATACCTGGTATTATTGCAGGCGTAAGAATTGCAGGTGGTTGGGCAGCAAAACAAGGTGCAAAAATACTTGCACAAAGAGGCGCAGCGGCTGCAGGCGCAAAAGAATTAGGCAAACAGGCTGCTAAACAAACTGCTAAAGGAGCAGGTGCTGTTGCAAAAGGTGTTGCTAAAGCACCAATTAAGCACCCTGTTGCAACTGCTACAGTAGGTGGCGGAGCATATGTTGCTAAGAAAGCAGGTGATGCAATTGACGCTGTTGGTGATTCAGTTGATGACATTGTAGCAAAAGCCGGAGATGGCATTGATGCTATAAGAGATCAAATAACAGCCGCATTTGGTAATGCAGGGTTTGGAAAAGTTGCAGCATTTGCATCTAAGTATGCAATTCCAGCATTGGCCGCTGTTGCTATACTATATGGCGGTAAAAAGATTTGGGATTATTTAACTAAAGAAGGCGAAGCACAACCTGCAACAGAAAGTGCTACAGCAGGCGCTACAGCATCGGGCAACGTAGCATCGGTTGCTAATCCGGTTGCGGCTAATGCTAAAATTAAACGTGATAAAAAAGGTGTTCCAGTAGCACCACAAAAGAAAAACAAAGATGGTACTGCTGTTAATGCGTTAGACATGGATAACAATATTATGGGCGGTAAACCAATTAAAAGGGTGCAATAAAATGGCTGATAAAGATAAAAAACCTAAAGTAGATCCAAACAAAAAACCTAAAGGTGCATTTGCTCAAGGGTTTGCAAAAGGATATCAAGCAACTGGCAAAGTAACAGATCCTGATTCTTTACGTAAAGGTATTAAAAATAAATGGAAAAGCATGATAACTCCAGATTCTGATCCAAAGCAAAAAGAAAAAGAAAAAACAACTGAAGGTCTTGCTGATAAAGCAGACATGGCTGAACGTGATCATGAAGTACAAATGGCTCGTGCAGACTTATACAAGATTGCAAAGTATGCTATCGAACTACACGACATGATGAAAAAAGTTACAGAAGCAGAAGGTATTGAAGGTTGGCAACAGGCTAAAATTACTAAAGCTGCAGACTACATGAGTAGCGTTTTCCATTCATTAGATTATGATTTAAGATTTAACGAACCTCAAGAACCTACAGTTGAAGGCAAAAGCCCACACAAAAAAGGTACTAAAAAATATAAAGCACACATGGCTGCTATGCATGCCGAAAGTGTAAACGATCCGTATAAAAAAGGATTAATGGATAAACTACACGAAGCAAAACAAAGTGTTTGTAAAGAATGTGGCAATCCAAGTTACACAACACTACCAGAAGAAAAGCAAAAAGGCGTTGACGGCAAAGTATGCTGGAAAGGCTACAAGCGTATGGGCACCAAGAAAAAAGGCGGCAAGACTGTAGATAACTGCGTGAAGATGTAATTATGGCAGATGACTTTTACAAAATGAGTTCAATGATGAAGGACTTATTTCCTTCGAATCCTCAAGCAGATAGAGAAGCATTAATGGGTATGGCTAATGGCGGGCAACCGCAACAAAGTGCTGAATCCACAAAAAACTATGTGCAAGAAAGTGTAGATGTACCACAAGGTAGTTTACAAATGGATAAGAACTATAGTGTAAACGACTTTGCTGCTCTTGCAGGTGTTACTAAAGCACAACCAAATCGTGTAGTAGAAACAATAACAGATCAAGATTATCAACCAATTCCAGAAACAACAGACAAGGATCTACGTATTCAACAACTTGAAGAACGTGTATCTAAACTAGAGGCATTAATAAAAGAAAGACCATTATCAAAAGGCGAAGAAAAGAAAAAGGAAAAGATTGTAAAAGGCATGAAGAAAAATAAAGGCGATTTTGAGAAGCGTTACGGCAAAGACGCAGAAGCAGTTATGTACGCAACTGCTACTAAAAATGCCAAAAAAGAGTCATTTATCAAAGATGAACTTTATCGTAAATTAAAAGAATACGAATATAAATCAAAATAATTGCTTGACTTCTAAGCAAATTTCCTATATAATATACTAATTACAAACTAAACTCAAAGGAGAACTTATGAGCAGTAGGACCTATGGTGCCGAAGAGAAGGCCAAATTAGAGCGGCTAGTAAACGAAGGCGTTACCGTGATGCAGGAAATAGAAGACTTGAATTTGGGTCTTAAAGAAACAGTTAAGGCTGTTGCAGAAGAACTAGACATTAAACCGTCTATGATTAATAAAGCAATTAAGATTGCACAAAAAGGTGATTGGGAGAAAGTAGCGAATGACTTTGACGACTTGGAAACATTAGTCGTTACTGTCGGTAAGGACAAATAACGTGCAAAGCATAAAAGACTTTTACACAGATAGTCTTAAATCCGACCCCATTGCACACTATGCAGAAATGATTGGTGCTGTTGCTGTTATTATTGGAAGTAGCATACTAACATGGACTGTACTTACTCCTAGACCGGATATTTTTATACCGTTCTATTTTGTAGGTAGTTGTGCAAGTTTTTTTGGAGCATATCGACGTGGACTACCTTGGGTACTAGTACTCACAGGTTGGTTCATTATTATGAACATGATAGCACTAAGTAGGCTATATATTGTATAACGCCAAAGACAATTGTCAGGCATGTATGAAGGTTAAGTTGGCCATAAGCAACAGGAGAAAATATAATTGAGTTACGTAGACGCACTATTTGATCGCGACTCTGACATTATCAGAGTTGTCGAACGCAAAGATGGAAAAAGACATTTCCATGAATATCAAGCAAAATATACATTTTACTATAAAGACCCTCGCGGTAAGTATAAGAGCGTTTATGGCGATCCTTTAAGTCGTATTGTTTGTAAGAATACAAAAGACTTTCGAAAAGAAGTAGCAATCAATCGAGACAAACAACTTTTTGAAAGCGACATCAATCCTATTTTCCAATGTTTAAGCGAAAACTATCTTAACCAAGATGCTCCTAAACTAAACATTGCTTTCTTTGATATTGAGACAGACTTTGATCCAGAGCGTGGCTTTGCCGATCCTGCTGATCCATTTATGCCTATTACTTCTATATCTGTATACTTACAGTGGTTAGAAACAATGGTATGTTTAGCAGTTCCGCCTAAGACACTTACAATGGAACAAGCTGAAAAAGAACTAGAAGGCATTGATAATGTAATGCTGTTTGAACAAGAAAGTCAAATGATTGATACTTTCTTAACACTGATTGAAGATGCTGATATCTTGTCAGGTTGGAACAGTGAAGGTTATGATATTCCGTATACTGTAAACAGAACTAGTCGTGTACTAAGCAAAGACGACACTAGACGTTTTTGTCTGTGGGGTCAGTTACCTAAGAAACGTGAATATGAAAAGTATGGTAAATCAGCTGTTACCTTTGACCTAATAGGCAGAGTGCATTTAGATAGTTTGGAATTATATCGTAAATACACATATGAAGAACGACACACATATAGACTTGATGCCATTGGCGAAATCGAAGTTGGTGAAAACAAAGTTCCTTATGAAGGCACTTTGGACCAGTTGTACAACAATGACTTTAGAAAGTTCATCGAATACAACATACAAGATACCGCACTACTGGACAAGTTGGACAAAAAACTAAGATTTATTGATCTTAGTAACGAACTTGCACACGCAAATACTGTTTTGCTACAGACCACAATGGGTGCTGTTGCTGTTACAGAACAAGCGATTGTAAACGAAGCACATCACAGAGGACTACAAGTTCCTAACAGACCTAAGCGAGATGACGAAAACACACAAGCCGCTGGTGCATATGTAGCATTTCCGAAAAAAGGATTGCACAAATGGATTGCATCAATGGATTTGAATTCACTGTATCCGTCAGTAATTCGTGCATTGAATATGGCACCCGAAACTATTATTGGACAAATACGTCCTGAGATATCAGATGCTCGTGTACAAGAAGATATGGGCTTAAAGAAAAAGTCGTTTGCAGGAAGTTGGGAAGGACGTTTTAGTACAGAAGAATATGAAGCAGTCATGGAACAGAAACGTGACATTGCTCTTACTGTTGACTTTGAAAACGGACAAACTGAAGTGTTTAGTGGTGCTGAACTATACAAGATTATTTTTGACAATAACAATCCATGGATGCTTAGTGCTAATGGTACAATCTTTACAACAGAGTTTGAAGGTGTTATTCCAGGTATTCTTGCAAGATGGTATAGTGAACGTAAAGACTTACAAGCACAACTTAAGAAAGCAAAAGATGCCGGTAATGCTGTTGAAACAGAATATTGGGATAAGCGACAGTTAGTTAAAAAGATTAACTTAAACAGTTTGTATGGTGCTATTCTTAATCCTGGTTGTAGGTTCTTTGATAAACGTATTGGTCAATCAACAACACTAACAGGTCGTACTATTGTTAAACACATGAGTGCAGAAGTTAACAAAGTTATTACAGGCACATATGACCATGTTGGTGAAGCAATGATATATGGTGATACTGACTCTTGTTACTTTAGTGCTTATCCAATCTTAAAAAATGATATCGACGCAGGAAAGATTCCTTGGGATAAAGATAATGTAATTACACTTATGGATCAGGTGTGCGAAAAAGCAAATACAACATTTGGCGACTTTATGATGACAGCATTTCATTGTCCAAAGAGCCGTTCAGATGTTATTGCTGCAGGACGTGAAATTATTGCACAGTCTGGTTTGTATATTACTAAGAAGCGTTATGCGGCATTAGTTATTGACAACGAAGGCTTTAGAACAGATATTGACGGTAAAGCAGGTAAAGTTAAAGCAATGGGTTTAGACTTACGTAGATCAGATACGCCTGTGTTTATGCAAGAGTTCTTAAGTGAAATATTACTTATGGTACTAACAGATGTACCTCAAGATGAAATACTTGAACGTATTACTGTATTTAGAAAAGAATTCAGTGAACGTCCTGGTTGGGAAAAAGGTAGTCCGAAACGTGCAAACAAAGTAGGTCACTATAAGCGATTAGAAGAAAAGCAAGGTAAGGCAAATATGCCAGGCCATGTACGGGCAAGCATTAACTGGAATACGCTAAAGCGTATGAACGGAGACAAATACTCGCAAGAGATTGTTGACGGTATGAAAGTTATTGTTTGTAAACTAAAACAAAACCCTTTAGGATATACAAGTGTTGCTTATCCAACTGATGAGCTAAGGCTTCCTGAATGGTTTAAGGATTTGCCATTTGACGATGCAGCAATGGCAGAAACTATTATTGATAATAAGTTAGACAACTTAATTGGTGTGTTAGATTATCCGTTAGAAGATACTAAACGTAATAATACATTTAATAGTTTGTTTGACTTTGGAGAATAAAATGAAAGTTAATATACAATTGGAAATAGATACTGACAACAGTCAAGACCTAAATACCATTGAAGAATTAATTGCAATGCTAAGACAATTAGCAGAAAATTACGAGGATTAGTTATGGAATGGGTATTAGTATACATCACTCTTACATTTCACGGTCATCCAATAGCGGAAGAACACGGCCGCTTTGACTCAATGGTTGAGTGCTTTAAGGCTAGAGAATACTTATCTTTAGAACTAGGTAGTACTGATGGTTACTATCCTATAGGCTCACAGGCTGTATGTGTAACAAACTTAAAGGAAATGCACTAATGGATATAGGAATTTTAGGCGTACTTGCAGTAATGTTGTGTCCAATGATATTCGGTGGTATCACTTTCCACTATTCACACAAATTTACACATCCAGTAACTCAAGAAACTTGGAAATACTGGGAGGATAAAGATGTCGGATAGAGTAGGATTTACATGTAGTACATTTGATTTATTACATGCAGGACATGTACAAATGTTACGTGAAGCAAAAGAACAATGTGATTATTTAATTGTTGGATTGCAAGTTGATCCAAGTATGGACAGACCTGAAAAGAACTGTCCTATACAAACTATTGTTGAACGATATACTCAATTAAAAGCAGTAGGGTATGTAGACGAAATCATTCCTTACGGAACTGAACAAGACCTAGAAGATATTTTGAGTATGTATACCATACATGTACGTATCCTAGGCGAAGAATATAGAGATAAAGAGTTTACTGGCAGAGATATCTGTAGAAAACGTGATATTGAAATATTCTTTAACAAACGAGATCATAGGTTTAGTTCGAGCGACCTACGAAAACGTGTTTCTGACAGACAGAAATAATATTAATGCTTGACAAAAACCTAAATATACTTTATAATAGAACTTAACATAGGAGAATATAAATGAAAGATATATTACAAGACGTAGTCGCACACACACATGCACTAGGTTTTCTATCACTGGTTAAAGTTAACGCTGAAACAGAAACGGCTATTGATGCAATGGCAGAAGACAGATCAGTTATTTTAACAGCAACTACACATAACCCTGTATCAGAGTTTATTGGAACGTTTGGTATGCCTAACTTAGACAAACTAAGTTTGCATTTAAAGAATCCAGAATACAAAGATAACGCAAAACTTGAAGTAGTTCAAGCAGACCGCAATGGTGAAACTGTTCCAACACATATTCACTTTGAAAATGCTTCTGGAGACTTTGAAAATGATTATCGCTTTATGAATAAAGCAATCATTGAAGAAAAACTAAAAACTGTTAAGTTTAAAGGTGCATCATGGGACGTAACATTTGAACCAAGCATGGCAAGTATTGCACGTATGAAGTTACAAAGTGCTGCACACGCCGAAGAGCCTACATTTAATGTAACAACTACTGATGGTAATCTTGTGTTTAGTTTTGGTGATGCAAGTACACACGCAGGTAGTTTTATCTTCCAACATGCTGTTGAAGGTGAATTAAGTCATACTTGGAGTTGGCCTGTAGCACAAGTACAGTCTATCTTAAACTTAGATGGTAATATTACAATGAGTATTTCCAATCAAGGTGCTATGATGATTACTGTGGACAGTGGCTTAGCAAAGTACGATTACATTTTGCCAGCACAGAGTAAGTAGAATATGCGTAAGGACTTAACAGCAGAACAAAATGACTATGCACATTTTCTTCCAGCATTAAGTGGTTTTTATGCAACGTATGTAGGCAAGCAGAGATTTCCAGATCCTGTAAAAGGTCCATATATTGAAGATGCTCGTATACCTGCTAATTGGAACAATGGTGTAGAAAGTCTAAACTATCTTAATAAACAAGAAGGTGCGTTTACGTACAAGTGGACACTATATTCAGCAGGTCATGCTGACTTAGATACAAATAAGATCGTTCCAAAAGAAGATATGGTGCGTAATAGAGACAGAGCAAACACATGGATACTTGGTGACTCAGGTGGTTTCCAAATTGGTAAAGGTGTTTGGGAAGGAGACTGGAAAGATCCTAACTGTCCAAAGGCACAAAAGAAACGTGATGGCGTTTTACGTTGGATGGATGCATATATGGACTATGGTATGGTCCTTGATATTCCAGCCTGGGTAGCACGTTCACCTGAAGGTGCAAAAGCCACTGGCATTAGTACATATGATGAGGCTGTAAAAGCAACACGTATAAACAATGACTATTGGATGAAACACAGAACAGGTGCTTGTAAATTCTTAAATGTATTACAAGGCGAGAACCATGCTGATGCAGAAGATTGGTATCAGCAAATGAAAGACTATTGTGATCCTAACATATATCCAGACAAGCATTTTAATGGCTGGGCAATGGGTGGTCAGAATATGTGTGATGTACATTTGGTTCTTAAACGTCTAGTTGCATTGAAATTTGACGGACTACTGGAACAAGGAGTACATGATGTAATGCACTTCTTAGGTACAAGTAAACTAGAATGGGCTACATTACTAACAGACATACAAAGAGCTGTTCGTAAGTATCATAACCCAAACTTTATGGTTACATTTGATTGTGCTAGTCCTTTCCTTGCTACAGCAAATGGGCAAGTATACATTCAAAACGAAACACCTGATAGAGGTAAGTGGACTTATCGAATGGTGCCTAGTATAGATGATAAAAAATATGCAACTGATACTAGAACATTCCGCGATGCTGTATTACAAGATGGTATCTTTAAAAACTTTGAGGATAGTCCAGTAACTGACGGACTACTTGTAAATGATGTATGTTACTATAAGCCCGGCGATCTAAACAAAATAGGTAAAGAAGGTAAAACATCTTGGGATTCATTTAGTTACGCAATACAAATGGGTCACAATGTATGGAGTCATATTAATGCTGTACAAGAAGCAAACAGACAGTATGATGCAGGTATAACTCCTAAGATGTTAGTAGACGAACGTTTTGATAGAGTCTACTTTAAAGACATAGTCGAAGCAATCTTTATGACAGACAATAGAGATGAAGCAAATGCAATTATCGAAGAGTTTAGTAAATTCTGGATGAGCATACCTGGTACTAGGGGTGCTATTGGTAAAAAGACTGTAAATTCTAGTACATATTTTAACGCATTGTTTGATGTAGAAGAAACGCCACAACAAGAAGAATTAGAAGCAGGTGAATATACTGAAGAACAAGAAAGTAAGTTAGGGGAACTTGAGGATGAGCAATTACAGTGATGAACACGAAAAAATAGCGAATCAATTAGATATTTTATATAAACGTCATAGAGAACTTGACGATAGCATAATTAATCGTTATAATAAGTTTGCAACTGACTCCGAAATTAACATGATGAAGACCAAAAAGTTATGGTTCAAAGACGAAATATATAGATTAGAGAAAAGGCTGAAAGAGATATGAAAAGAGATTATGATGATGGCGTTTTAGAAACACCTGTTTTATTTGTAGGTGTAGAAGTCGAAAAAACTCCTGCTTACGGTTTAAAGACATTATTTGTAGATGGACTTCAAGATGTAGATACTATTTTGACATACTACAATAAATTGGATTGTAAGCATATCTTTTTTGGTGCTAACCATTCATTTAACCCTGGTACAGACTTTCCAGCAGATGCAGGTAACTGGGAGCGTTTTGAAAAAATGATAATGCCTTTCTTAGATGAAGGATATCTTTGTTCATTAGATCTTCCAATTGATCATGCAGAAGGTATGTTAGAGTCTGCTATGGTAGAATACAATAACTTTATTCCACAACTACGCATTCCATTGCCTTATGTGAAACAGTGGAACTACAACACTATGTTGAAGATTGACGATAAAGATTTTAAGGCAACTAACCCAGGTGTTTGGTGCCATAGTTTGCATGACCTTTTGGATAGAGAAAAATTTACCGATTGGAGCAAATATGGACTTGACAAAGTAATTAAATGAAAGTATACTATAAACAATGCAAGAACGTTATTACGACTACATGCTTCGTAGAATGAGAGAGGATAGAATGGAAAATACAATAAATAACTCACAAAAGAGTATATGGGTAACCTTTAGAAAAGAAGGTATTCATAAATATCCGGCGGCACTAGATGACCCAAAACTTGCAACAGGTGATGACATGGACGTTTCGTTCCTTGGTTATCCTCATCGTCATATTTTCCACTTCAGGGTGCGTATCGAAGTGTTCCATGACGATAGAGACATCGAATTCATCCAGTTCAAAAGATGGCTCGAAAAGCTCTATAATGATTCCGACGGTGCGGTGCTCGTACTAGATTACAAATCGTGTGAAATGATCGCAGACGATCTATATTCACAAATTTCAGCAAAGTATCCCGGCCGCTTTGTTGAGATTGATGTCTCCGAAGATGGAGAGAATGGCTGTCAAATCTTTTACCCAAAACCCTAAATGCTATTATCAAAAGGAAAACTACAATGGCAAAGAACTTTCCGAAAGTTATGGACATCTATGACGATCTTGACAAGTTTCGCGACTACTGTCGCTTTGAAGGTAAAGTCTTTAATGAAAAAGACTTATACAAAGAAGGTGCACCTGTATGGGAAGCATATAAAAAATACCAAGGCTGGCTTCGTGCAAAAGCTCGTAATGCAGGACGCAACAATATAAACAAACGGAGGAACTAATGACTATCTATATCGTAGACATTGAAGCAGTTGATACACGCTATACTAAACAATGGAAAGAACATCTTCCAAAGCAACTGCAACGAGCTACGAATGAAAAAGTAGAAGTTGTTAGTGGTGGAGATACTCCTCAGGCTACAACACCTGGGGCGTTTCTTAACTTCGGTGGTACAAATGTTTATAAAAGCAAACAGTTAGAAAAAATAGGAGAAATGTTCTGTAATGGAACCATTAATGATGATGACTATTTCCTATACACGGATGCTTGGAATCCTACTGTTATACAACTTCGTTACATGGCCGAACTATTAGGCGTTGATATTTGTATTGGCGGACTTTGGCATGCAGGCAGTTATGATCCACAAGATTTCTTAGGTAGACTTATAGGAGATAAACCTTGGGTCAGACATGCAGAATATTCAATGTTTGAATGTTACGATGACAATTTTTTTGCAAGTGAATTTCATTGGGATATGTTTGCAGAAACGTTTGCACTTGAAATGGGCGTAGTTGATCAAACTAAAATGAAACGTGTAGGATGGCCTATGGAATATCTAAAGAACAGTTTAGATAGTTACAAAGGTATGGAAAAGCGAGACTTGATCTTGTTCCCACATCGTGTTGCTCCTGAGAAACAAGTTGATATTTTTAGAGATTTAAAACAACGTTTACCTCAATATGAATTTGTAGTATGTCAAGAACAACAACTTACAAAAAATGAATATCATAATTTACTAGGCGAAGCTAAGATTGTGTTTAGTGCTAACCTACAAGAAACATTAGGTATTAGTTGGTATGAAGGAGCATTAGTTAATGCTATACCTATGGTGCCAGATAGACTAAGTTACAGTGAAATGGCATTACCTGAATTTAAATATGACAGCAAATGGACTGAAGACTATGATGCATACTTACATCATAAAGATAAAGTTGTTGCTCAGATAGTTGAATACATGGAAAACTACGAGTCTTTCCTTCCAAGTATTGCAAAACAAGTATCTAAACTTAATAAAGACTTCTTCAGCGGCAAAGACTTGTATACGGTGATTAGCGATGAACGATGATACAGAAACATATACAATTGACCTTGGATCAAGTACAGATACCTTACAATCAATTTATACTAGCGACTCATTGTATACTGATAACAGTATTACTATAAACACTTCTAGTTGGGACGACAGTTTTACTACTGATCCTTCATCAATTTATACTACTGGCATAACCAATAGCGATGTTTGTATCGAAGGTGAATTAAAAGTAGGTGGTGTAGACGTTATGCAGTCTATTAAAGATCTGCAACGTGTACTAGGTGTTGTAAGTAGAGATATTGAAAAAGAAGAAAAGTATGCAGGACTAAAACGTGCCGCAGAAGCATACGAACACGAACTAGCAAAAATTGAAACATTAGAAACTATAAAGGGTTCAACCTAATGCTAAACTTTTTTAAAGGACGTAAACGTGTAATTAAAGACAGAGACAGTAATGAACCATACTTAGTTCGCTACTATCTTTTCTTAAAAGACAGAAAGAACTTTCCGTTTAATATCACATTACACAAAGTTTTAAAAAGCGATGAAGATGTTCTCCATGATCATCCATGGAGTTATGCAACATTAATTCTTAAAGGTGGCTATTGGGAAAATCTTCCTATATATGCTCGTGAAGGACATGTATGCGGTTCCCATAAAGTATGGAGAGGACCAGGACACTTTCGATATCGTAAGTCAGATGACTTACACTTTTTAGAATTAGAAAAAGACGCCAATGGAAATGAGATTCCTTGTTGGAGTTTATTTTATATGGGTAAGAAAGCCAAGAGTTGGGGATTTTTACCTTGGGTTAAAAATACCGGTTATCGGTGGATAGATAGTGAGACATATCTCACTAAGGATTAATATAATGAGTCAATATGATGATGTTGTTGAAAGGCAAAGAGTGAAATTGGAAGCAGAAGTTTGGGCCAAACAGGTTAAATCTATACATGCACATACTACAAAAAGTATGTGGTATGAAACCAATCCTGAAGATTTTGAACACGGGCCTGTAACTGATGTTGAATACAATAGTGGTGTTATAGAAAGAACACTTGGAAATGGTGCTAAAAGAACAATTGGCAAGAGATTAAATTCAGATGAGCTAGTTGATGAATATAAAAGGAATTCTGTTTGAAACATACTAATTACTTTAATGGAGACATACAAACGTATGACGACATATTTACAGAACAGCAACTAAATGCAATCGCGGCTGAAGTTACAACACTGAACTATGGCTATGGAAGTATTGATCAAATGTCATTACAAAACTTTCAAGCACCTACTGGAATGGTTAACGTAGGTAAAGGTAACGACAATTGGTACAAAGTAGTTGAAGACTATTGCCGTAAAAATATTCCAGAACTAAAAGATATTCCGGAAGGTAGGCATCACGTTAATTTATTTGGACCACGTGAAAATGCAATGTATCACGAAGATTCTGAAGATGGCTGGACCGCTATTTTTTATGCAAACCAGTATTGGGATATAAACGAAGGTGGCGAAACTAAATTTATAATGCCCGCTGATATGTTAGATGCTAGTAAAGAAATTAAAACGGACACATTAGATTATCCTGTTGTACTTTCAATAGCACCTATACCAGGAAGATTAGTAATATTTAAAGGTAACTTACTACATTCAGCAACTGGGTTTAGAAACACATGGCGTTTTACACCTACTATACAATTTTATAAGACCGGAGATAAAGAAGAATGAAGAAACATTATTACACATGGGGACACGTTGAAAAAATGTGTATAGATATCGCAATGCAGATGCAGAAAGATAACTGGAAGCCAGACTACATTGTAGGTATTACACGTGGTGGTAATGTACCTGCTACAATACTGTCGCATATGTTAGGCGTTCGCTGTGAAGCACTTAAAGTAGCATTACGTGACGGCGATAGTTATCAGGAAAGCAACTGTTGGATGTCTAGTGATGCGTTTGGTTACATTGACGAAGAAGAACGTGCTGTAACTAAAAGCCGTTGGGACGTTAACAAACGTAAAAACATTTTAATTGTAGATGATATTAACGATACAGGTGCAACACTTGAGTGGATCAAACAAGATTGGCAGGCAAGTTGTTTACCTAACGAAAGTAGTTGGGGTACTGTATGGAATAAAAATGTAAGATTTGCTACACTAACTGAGAACCTTGCAAGTAATTTTGATGGTGTTGATTATTCAGCACACGAAGTTAACAAAGCAGATGAAGATATTTGGTTAGTTTATCCTTGGGAAATAGTAGGCACATATGATGCATGATACATTAGAAAAAGCTCAACAAGAAAGTAGAGCACCATGGAGTAATGTTTTTTTAGACACTAGAGACTTTGTAGTGTTTGAAGATAAGTATCCAGTAACCGAAGGACACTTATTAGTAGTACCAAAAGAAGCAACACAAGACGAAATTAATAAATGTTTTAAGTTTGCTTTATCAATGGGCAATGACAATGTTGAGTCAGATAAGACTACCATAACAGGTTATAACATTGGCCTAAATATAGGTACTAGTGCGGGACAGACAGTTATGTATCCGCATGTACATTTAATCTTCCGTCGTGATGGAGACATGGAAGATCCGAAAGGCGGCGTACGGGGCGTCATTCCATCTAAACAAAAATATTAAAAGGAAAGGAACTATGGACTTGAAGGAACAAATGATTAAGGCGGCAAGACTACACGCTGAAGCGGAGATAGAATTGCACAAAACTAACATTGAAGTATACATGCAAAAAGTAGTTGGCATTGGTGAACATTCGGATATTATCGAAACTATCCAAAAAGAACTAGATGCCATGGCTTCTGCACATGATCGCTTAGAAATGTTAGAAAAGTATTTTGGATAAAATACTTGACAAAAACCTAAATACAATGTATAATGTAAGTTATATTGTACATTGTATTTTTAACGGCAATCCACTGCCTAAACATCGGAGAATAAAAAAATGGATAAATCCAAAGAGATAAAGGCCCGTTTGCAACAAGCAAACAAACGCTTCTGGGCAGGCGACAATATTTCAGACTATATTAAAGACGGCGAAAAGCAAATACTAATTGATGAGCTTGCTGTTAAGTTTGAAGACGTATTACAAGGTCTTGTAATAGATACAGAAAACGATCCTAATAGTAACGGCACAGGTAAACGTCTTGCAAAGATGTATATCAACGAGCTAATGGCAGGACGTTATGAAGCAATGCCTGCGGCAACAGCATTTCCAAATGACAGCGATGATCGTTATGAAGGTATGTTAGTTGTGCGTAGTGAACTTACAAGTATGTGTTCACATCATCATCAGATTGTTAGAGGTGTAGCATACATTGGTATTATTGCATCAGACAAACTGATTGGTTTAAGTAAGTATACACGTATTGCACAATGGTGTGCTATGCGAGGTACACTCCAAGAAGAACTTGCAAATGACATTGTACGTGAAATACAGAAGGCAACAGGTGCAGAACACTTAGGTGTGTATGTACAAGCAACACACGGTTGTGTTGAAAACAGAGGTGTTAAGGCACATAGTAGTCTTACACAAACAACTGTATTGAAAGGCGCATTTAAAGATGACGCAGGAACAAAGAAAGAGTTTATGGATAATATTAAACTACAACAATCATATGCTTGTGATAGATAGGAATAGATTATGAAACTTAGATATTCAGAAGCATTTTATAGTGTGCAAGGCGAAGGCAAGTTTGTAGGAGTACCTAGTGTATTCTTACGTACCTTCGGTTGTAACTTTCGTTGTATGAACTTTGGACTAGAACGTGGAACACCTGCTAGAGCAGACGGTGTAAAACATAATCCTGAAGTAAAAGAATTACTTGACAGCAATATAATTAACACTGTTGAAAAGTTTACAGACTTACCTGTAATACATACAGGCTGTGATACATATGCAAGTATCTATCCAGAATTTAAAAAGTTTATGATGGATAGAACTGTAGATGAAGTAGTTGAACACTTATTGAGTTTGACTCCTAACGGACAGTGGACATTAGATAATGGACAAGATATTCATTTAATATTCACAGGCGGAGAACCTTTGTTAGGGTGGCAGAGATTCTATGCAGAGCTATTAGAACACCCGCAGATGAGAGACTTAAAAAATGTTACATTTGAAACAAATACTTCGCAGAAGTTACGACCTGATTTCAGAGACTATCTTAACAATCAAGACAGATTTGAAGTCACTTGGAGTTGTTCCCCAAAACTTAGTGTCAGCGGAGAACGCTGGGAGGATGCTATTAACCCTGATATTGCTAGTGAGTATTTCAGTGTTCTTAATAGTAAACTTTATCTTAAGTTTGTTGTGGCTGACAGCATTGACGTTGAAGAAGTTAAAAGAGCTGTTACTGAGTATAGGAGCGCCGGGGTCGACTGTCCGGTATATCTTATGCCGCTCGGAGGACGCTCTGAAGAATATAAACTTAACGTTAAGGAAGTGGCTGAATTATGCATGGCGCAAGGATGGAGGTTTACACCAAGACTCCATATCGACCTTTTCGGCAATGCATGGGGGACTTAGTCGAGGTGAACTTGATAGGTACCATAATGAACAACACCGACGTGCAATGAATGCACCAATCGAAACACCAGAGCATAGAGCTCGGAAGGCAGGACTGTAAATGAAAGATATAATTAATAAATTAAATCCTTTTGCTACAAAAGAAAAAACTGTAGAAAATGTAAAAACTACAGAACAAGAGCGTAGAGCTATTCTTGATAAAGAAAAAGCAGCCGCTACAGCAAAAGGCGAACCTTGGGTTGCTGTACTAGATACACAAGTCAATCCTGAAAACATTAGAAATGGGTTTTTTGAACTTGATTGGAATAACGAGTTTATTGAACAACTTTTGGATGCAGGATATAAAGGCGAAACTAACGAAGAAATTATTGATAAATGGTTTAGAAGTATTGTAATTCAAATGCTTGAAGAAGAAGGCCAAAGTATTGATAGAGATATGGGCTATATTAACGTAGTTCCGTTAGATAAAGACAAAAGCGAAGTATCTTAATGCTTGACTTTGTATGTAAAAGAGCGTACAATATAGTTATTAACACAACACTAAAGGCAATATAATGGCAACTTATGTATTAGTAGATACAGCAAACACTTTTTTTAGAGCTCGACACGTAGTTCGTGGCGACTTAGATACTAAAGTAGGCATGGCTTTACACATCACACTTAGTGGTGTTAAAAAGGCATGGCAAGACTTTGAAGCAGATCATGTTGTATTTTGTTTAGAAGGACGTAGCTGGCGTAAAGACTTTTACGAACCTTATAAGCGTAATAGACAAGTTGCACGTGATAAGATGACTGTTACTGAGTCTGAAGAAGATAAAGTGTTTTGGGAGATCTTTGACGAGTTTAAAGACTTTGTAGATACTAAGACTAATTGTACAGTTATGCGACATCCGCAATTAGAAGCAGATGATCTTATTGCAGGTTGGGTACAATCACATCCTAATGATAATCATGTTATTATTAGTACTGACGGTGACTTTGCACAACTTATTGCACCTAACTGTAAACAGTATAACGGCATACAAGACGTTACAATTACACACGAAGGTTACTTTGACAAGAAAGGTAATCATGTAATAGATAAAAAGACTAAAGAGGCTAAGCCTGCGCCTGACCCTGCATTCATGTTGTTTGAAAAGTGTATGCGTGGCGACACTAGTGATAATGTGTTTAGTGCATATCCAGGTGTACGTAAGAAAGGCACTAAGAACAAAGTAGGTCTTATAGAAGCGTTTGAAGACAAAGACAGCAAAGGCTTTAATTGGAATAACATGATGTTACAACGTTGGACTGATCATGAAGGTGCTGAACATCGTGTACTAGATGATTATACTCGTAATGTTATACTATGTGACTTGACAGCACAACCTGACGAGATTAGAGAGATAATTAATAACACTATTGCAGAAAACGCAAAGCCTAAAGAAGTACAACAAGTAGGTATGCGTCTTATGAAATTTTGTGCTAAGTGGGATATGCAACGTATTGCAGATCAAGCACAATACTTTGCAGAACCGCTAAATGCAAGGTATCCGGAGTAAGGAATAAATGATGAAAGCAAAAACTATTTTAAAAGATAAATTTTGGATTGTTGAAAGTGATGGAGAACGAGTAGGAACTCTTTCATTATCAGAAGACAAGTATCTTTTCAGTTCGGGTGCCGCAACTCAATATTTTGATAGCGAACGTGCCTTAAAGAAAACATTTGGTAACGATGTTTTTGTAGATACTATTACACAAGTTGTACCAGAAGAAGTTCCAACTAAAGAAGTGTATAACTTCCCAACAAGTTGTGTTCCTTACAATAGTTTGTATGATGTAAAAAATAAATTACCGTTGTTTACTAAAAGTAATAAAAGTAAAAGTCTGTATTGTGCAGGTTATTATATTATACATTTTGATAAAGGTTGGGTCAAAAGTTTTTGTCCTAAACTAATTACAATTGAGCGTTACGACTTTAAAGGCCCATTCAAAACAGATATTGAAATGCGTCAAGCATTGAGTATTGAAAATGCAAAATGAACCACTAAACACATTCCCTATTCAGCAATTCTTACAAAAGGTAAAGGTTGCTGACAGCGGTAATGCTAAAGAAGTTAAACTTAGTATAACAGAAGCAAAGGCATTAGCATATACATTAGGTATCACTATGTCACGCTTAGAAGGCGATTTAGAGCGTCTTATAGCGTCATACAGCAAGGGTAATGACGAAGTTATACAAGTGAGCTTAGATGGCGGAAGTGGCGACTGGAAGTAAACTACGTAGTTTACCAATAAAAAGAGATAAATATATGCGTACATAATTAAGGATTACGCATATGAGCAGACCTAAACCAAAAATACTTTTAGAGCATATAGATAAGAAAACTTATCGTGCTGAACAGATTTTAGATGCAGAAGCAATATGGGCTGTATTTTATAAAAACAAACCTTTTAATCTTAAAAGTCTAAATGCTATCACAAATTATCCTGGACCAAAATACAAAAAAGTTTCCTTTTCAAATCCAGGACATGCAATAAACTTATCAAAAAAACTTAACGATCTATTCAACTGTGAGGACTTTACAGTTGTAATGTTAACCTCTGGTGAGATTGTTACGACAGAATGAACTGGAAAGAGACATACACTAAGGTCTTTCTAAAACAACTTGACAAAACTGTGAACGATGCAGCTGTAGCCGAGTACATGCCGTTGTGGTGGCAAAATACAAGAGAAAAAACAACCGGAGGTTTGCGTCTTACCGAAACAGGCTTTGATGTTATTAACACTATACAATTAGCCACATACGAAATACCTTATCCCGCCGATATGCCTATAACTACACAAATTATTATATTCTTAGACAAATTTATTGACTGTCCTTACTACATATCAAGACATAGTATCTTTGTTACAAGCGAACGAAAGGCTGTCGAATTGGGTCTCTTTTCAGGAGATCTACGCAAGTACGGACTAGCCAAAGCATTATCTAGACAAGAAAAAGATTAATTATCTGCCAAAAAAGGTTGACTTTGTCCCCTATTGAGCGTATTATATATACATAGTTAGAAATTAGCACTGATAACTGAAATACACCAAGAGAGGTAATACATATGGAAAACGTAGCTATTCGACAAATCACTCCTAACAGAGCAAAGAGCAGTATTTTTCACGCAATGAAAAAGAAGCGTCCGATCTTTTTATGGGGTCCCCCAGGTATTGGCAAATCAGAGATTGTACACCAAATTGGTAACGACCTTGATGCCCATGTAACTGACATTCGTTTGTCATTATGGGAGCCAACTGATATTAAAGGTATTCCTTACTTCAATAGTAATGAGAATACAATGGTTTGGGCTCCGCCTGCAGAACTTCCTACAGAAGAATTTGCAAAGAAGCACAAATATATTATTCTTTTCTTAGATGAAATGAATTCTGCGGCACCTGCTGTACAGGCGGCTGCATATCAACTTATTCTTAATCGTAAGATTGGCACTTACAAACTGCCAGACAATGTACTAATTGTTGCGGCAGGTAACCGTGATGCAGATAAAGGTGTAACATACAGAATGCCAGCACCGTTGGCAAACCGTTTTGTTCACTTAGAACTTACTGTATCATTCGACGATTGGTTCCAGTGGGCTGTAGAACACAATATCCATGCTGATGTTGCAGGTTACTTACAGTTTGCAAAGAAAGACTTATATGACTTTGATCCAAAAAGTCCAAGCCGTTCTTTTGCAACTCCACGTTCGTGGACTTTTGTATCCGAGTTGTTAGATGATGACTTAGATGCAGAAACTACAACCGACCTTGTATCAGGTGCCATTGGTGAAGGTCTTGCTGTTAAGTTTATGGCACACCGTAAAGTAGCGTCAACTATGCCTAACCCATCAGATATTTTAGATGGTAAGGTAAATGAGTTGAAACAGAAAGAAATCAGTGCTATGTATTCCCTCACTGTTTCACTTTGCTACGAACTAAAAGAAAGCTCAGATAAAAACGATAAGAAGTTTAACGATAAAGTTAATAACTTTTTACGTTTTGCAATGGATAACTTCGAAACTGAACTGGTAGTTATGGGTATGAAATTGGCGTTGACACAATATGAATTGCCTATTGATCCAGACGAAATTGAATGTTTTGATGAGTTCCATGAGCGTTTTGGAAAGTATATTAAGGCCGCTCAAACAAGGTCTTAAGGTGTGTTGGGTTTGGACGTTCCCGTACAAAAAACGTCCATTTCTTCTTGACTTTTATGTCGATTTACTATATACTAACAGTATAAACAATGCAAAGAGGATATAGCACATGAGCGTTGCAGGAACTAAACACTGGACACCCGACCCGGATATTACACCTGAAGCATTAGAAGAAATGCGTAAAGATGTAATGGATAGGATTATTGTTGCACGTATTGGTCTTTTGTTACGTCATCCATTCTTTGGTAATATGGCTACACGTTTACGTATTCAATCCGCAGACGATTGGTTGCCCACTGCCGCTGTAGACGGTAGAAACTTATTTTTTAACACACAATTCTTTAATGCAATGTCAAATCAAGAAATTGAATTTGTTATTGCACACGAAATCTTACACTGTGTATTTGATCACTTAACACGTAGAGAAGATAGAGATCCTCAAATACACAATATTGCCGCTGACTATATTGTAAACAATTTACTTGTTCGTGATCGTATTGGTGTAAAACCTAGCTTCATTGATTGCTTCCAAGACTTTAAATATGACGGTTGGTCTTCTGAAGAAGTATATGATGACATTTATGAACAAGCAAAAGAAAACGGTAAAGAGTTACTTGAACAACTAGGCGAATTGCTTGACGAACACTTAGACTGGGAAGGTGAAGACGGAGAAGGTGAAGAAGAAAGCGGTGGTAACGGTAATAAATCTACAAAACAACCTAAGTACTCAAAAGAACAATTACGTGAAATCCGTGATGAAATTAAAGAAAACATGATGACAGCGGCTCAGTCGTCAGGTGCTGGAAACACACCTAAAGAAGTTGAAAGAATGATTACTCAACTTACAGAGCCTAAAATGAATTGGCGTGAAATTTTACGTCAGCAAATTCAGAGTACTATTAAAAATGATTTTACATTTATGCGTCCTTCACGTAAAGGTTGGCATATGAGTGCTGTACTACCTGGACAAAACTTTGACGAAACAATTGACATTTGTGTTGCTGTTGATATGTCTGGTTCAATTGGTAATAGACAAGCAGAAGACTTCTTAGGTGAAGTACAAGGTATTATGGATGAGTATCAAGACTATAATATTAAATTATGGTGTTTTGATACAGCCGTTTATAACGAAGCAGAGTTTAGTGCAGACGGCGGCGAAAGATTAGAAGACTACGAAATTATTGGTGGCGGTGGAACTGAATTTGACTGCAACTGGGAATACATGAAAGAACATGATATACAGCCTAAAAAGTTTATTATGTTTACAGATGGTTACCCATGGGGTAGTTGGGGTGACGAAGATTACTGTGAAACAGTATTTGTCATTCATTCAAATCATGAGAGAAGTTTACAAGCACCGTTTGGTATAACTACTCACTATGAGGATGCCGCTTAATGGTAAAACTTAAAGAACCAAATCCATTGAATGTGTTTGGCATTAGGAGAACTAAGATTCAGCCTAAGCACTTTGAGTCTATAGCCATTAATTACACCTATAATATGGAAGAAGCATTAAATAAATGGATACGAAAAAACCTTAAAGGAAGGTTTTACGTAGGTAAAGTTTTAAAGGTAGATGAGCAAAATCAAGTCAACTCTATGCTTAATGTAGCGTTTGAAGACGGTAAAGAGCTTGCATACTTTATGCTGGCTTGTCCACTTTTAAAATACAAATAAACAACGACAGTTAAATACTACTATTATTAAGGAGATAATTATGTCAGAAGAAACTAAAGTAAATGAAGCAGCAGCTCCAGAAGCAACAGGTGAAGCACCTCAAGCAGCTCCGGATCTTACTGTTCAAGACCTAAATGCATTAAAAACTATTATTGATGTTGCTAGTCAACGTGGTGCATTTAAACCAAACGAAATGACCACTGTAGGACAAACCTACACTAAATTAGAAAACTTCTTGCTTGCTGTACAAGCTCAACAAGCACAGCCAGAAGGCGAAAAAGCGGAAACAGCGGCTGACGCTCCCGCAGGAGAATAATATGGCCCAGTCACTAAAGCATATCGGAAGACACGTAGGATCTAAGAAAAAGGTTGCTGTAGCATTTAGAGTGCTACCAGGTGAACCTGATAATTGCTTAGTAGTTCCTACTGAGTCATTGAATGCGGCAGAACACGATTCATTAATGACATTGATTGAATCAAATGCGGCACAAAATGCTGACGAACTAGCGGATGCAATGAATAGAGTTACATTGCCCGACGGCATGAACATGCTAAAAGGTTTTCACAAGTATGGTAAACTATACAAAATGAAAACTGAAGAAATTGAAATGACTCCAGATAATAAAAGTTCAGTCATGCTAAATGAACTTAATAAACTGATTGCAGATCAAAAAGGAATTACGGTTGAAGATCTTGCTGTTACAGGTGGAAGTGGACAAGCGATTTCTGCTACAACAGATACAGTTGCTCCAACAACAGTAACAGAAGAGACAGTGTTAGACGATGCTACACTAGCTGCTCAGTACCGTTCACAAGCAGACACTTTGTATAAAGAGGCAAAGAGACTGAGAGAACAGGCAGAGGAGTTGGTCCCTACGAAAAGGAAGACCAAAGCCAGTGCCAAAGCAACCTAAAAAGAAGAAGTTACCTCCCGAAGTAATAGGTCATTGGCCAGAAGTTTTTGACGAAATTGATATGAATGTAGTACCTTTAGAGTATCTACATTCTATCAGAGTTACGTTTAAAGATGGCAAGGTATGGGATATTGATCTTAATAGTCCTAAAAATAAAGAGATTACTAGCGTTCAAGACAGTTTAGATGAGCTGTTTGACGAGTATGAAGATGCTATCCAAACTGTAGACTTTAGACTGGATACTGAACGTGTTAAGAAAGATATCACCAAAAGAACTCGTCGATTTCTTAAACTTGGAAAGTAATTGTTTCTGTGTAAAAGGCATAAATACTAGTAGAAACTATTATTACTAGGAGTTAACGAATGGCTTTACAGATCAGACGAGGTATTGAGTCAGAACGCACAGGTGTTGTATTTGCCGAGGGCGAACTGGTCTACATTACGGATACCGACAAATTATATATTGGTGACAATACTACAGCAGGCGGTATTGAAATTGGACCAAAGACTTTATCCGAACTAGGAGCTGCTTCTTTAGGCGGTGACTTAACACTAGGCGGAAACAATATTATAGGAACTGGTAATATTAATATTACTGGTGATATCACAGCAACAGGAAGCATTACAGCAGGCGGCAATATTGACATTGGCGATGCTGCAGGCGACACACTTACAATCACAGCACAAGTTGATAGCGGCATTACTCCTAACGCTGATTCAACTTATGACTTAGGTTCAACTTCATTAAAATGGAATACTATACACGCCGCTAAACTAGACGGTGATGTATCCGGTAGTGTATTTGCAGATGACTCAACACTATTAGTAGATGCTGTTAATAATATTATACCTAGTGCAGTTGTTTCAGGTACAGAAGCAACTAACTGGGATACAGCATATGGTTGGGGCAATCATTCAACACAAAACTATATTGTCGACGGGACCGCTGATGCTATTACAGCAACTATGGTAGCTGAAGATGTTATTACATCACGAGAACTTGCTGATGGAAATAGTTACAACGGTACATTTGACGGTGATATTACAGGCTCTGTATTTGCAGATAATTCAACATTATTAGTAGACGGTGTAAACGGTACAATACCAGCAACGGTAATAAGTGGTACACTTTCTAACGATACATCAGGTACAGCGGCTATAGCAACATCAGTTGATGTAAATGACGAAAGTGCAGATACAACTTGTTTTCCAATGTTTGGAACTGGCGCGACTGGTACTTTAACTATAAAAACAGATCAAAGTGCATACACATATAATGCCTCTACTGGTACACTATACGCAACCGCATTTGTTGGAAATATCACAGGTGATGTAACAGGTGACGTTGCAGGTAATTTAACTGGTAACGTGTTCACTAATTTAATTGATAGTGCTGACTCGTCAGCTATTGTTGTAACTCCTTCTTTGCAAACATTATCAGATGTACAAGTAGATCAAGATTTAAGAGTTGGTAGTGGAAACACTGAAGGTCCTAATGGAACAGATGTAAGACTTGTTCCAGGTGCAGGCGGCGGACTTGGTAGAGTCTTAACAGACACTATAGAAGTAAAAACTATTGAAATTCAAGACGGCGACGGTGGTGAAATATTTGTAAAAGGTAACTTAGACATATCAGGTTCGTTAACTACAAATGGTGGACATTTAGGGTTTGGCGGTAATGACTTACTAACCTTTGGCGGAACATCTGCAAGTTTAAGAGTTGCTGAGTTTACTGGTGATTTTGATACACCTGGAGACTTTGAAAATAGTGCAAACTTTAATAACTATATGACTGTTAATAGTACAGTTGCAGACTTTGGTACTGCTGTTCAGTTTGCTAGTATGACAACTACACAACGTAATGCACTAACAGCTGCGGCTGGTATGGTGGTGTTTAACACTACAGATACAAAATTACAAGTATACACAGGCTCTGCTTGGGCAGACTTACATTAATAATTAAAATGCATTCATAAAAAAAGCACCATTAAGGTGCTTTTTTTTTGGCTTTAATTTGTTAGTGTATTACAATTTTAGTATACATTCAACTAGTTTAGTACCTTCTTCTTCGCTTGATTCTAACGCTACGCCTACTATTTGTTGTCCGTTAAACTGTGTACTAGCAATTCCGTTATCATGCACGTAAACCGCTTGTCCTTTGCTTACAGAGCCCGTTACAAGCACTGGAACTCGTCCTTTAAGTGCTAGTGGTTGTCCGTCTGCTTCTGCATTCATTAAGAACGCTGGTTTTGCAGATATAACACCTACTGGTATTGCTCCAAATACAGCTCTTTCTGCTTCAAAACTTGATTGTGCGCCAATTGCCATTACTGTACCTGTTGGGTGTTTTTCGTTAGTTGTATATTTCTCTGCTAAGTCAGCATAGTTTGCAGTTACAGCATTACCTGATAGGTCGCCTACAAAAGTACCTACGGATAATTCAATTCCGTTTGCTGTAAATTCAGCATGAGTTGCACCTGATCTTGTTACAGTAATGTCACCGCCTGAACCAGTTATTGCTACACTACTAGTACCATTAGATATTGAAGTTGTACTTACACCTCCTACACCTGATGAAATAGCACTATCAACTTCTGCTTGTGTATATGTTTCTGCTTTAGAATAAACATCTAAGTTAGTTCTTGCTTCTGCAGCTGTAGTACCAGCAGTACCACCTTCAGTTATTGCAAGTGTACCCGATGCTCCTGCTAAGTTAAGTGTAGCAGAAGTAAGTGTTCCTACAGTTAAGTTATCAAAGTAACCGTCATTTGCTGTTCCTGATTCATTAACTTGCCCCATAAATTTACTTGCTGTTACAACATTAGCTGCAAAGTCACCTGAAGCATCTCTAGCAACTACATAGTTTGCTGTATTTGCAGAAGCTGCATTTAAGCCTAATTTAATAGAAGCATTTTCTGCTGAGGAAGGATAACTTGAAGGATTAACACTATTATTAACTGTTACATTTAAATATGTTTCACCAGTATCACGTATAACACGCTCAACAAAATTACCTGTTGTGTCAGTGCCTAATGTTACTGAATCTCCTGATGTTGTTAGTGCAACATTTAATGATCCTTCGTCACCATTGAATGTTACTGTACCTGTTGCATCACCTGTAAAGTTAAGTGTTAAATCATTCTGCCATTTAGTAGCATTGTCTGATGTTCCGTCTAATGCTCCGTAGAATGTTGAAGCATTAATTGCACCAGCTGAGTCTCTAACTACTACTGTATCTGGTGTTGGTATAACTGCCGCTGATCTGTTTTCGCTACCTTCTTGTAACGTAGCTGATCTAGTAGCAACACCGTTAAATTGATTTGCTGTTAAGTTACCACTGGCGTCTCTAACCGCTACAGAGCTTGCTGTAGCACTTGCAGAGCCTGTTGCGTAACTAGACCCATCAACAGCAATATTTGTTGCGTTAACCGCTAAATCTGCGTTTGTAGCGGTACCTTGGAAGTAGTTAGCATATAAGTCGCCTGACCCATCTCTTGTTGCTATTGTGTTCGCTGTAGCCGCTGTTGATGCACTTCTATAGTTTACACCTACTTTTAATAAGTCTGCTTTTTCACTAGTACCTGTAAAGTTTACAGCATGTACAGTACTCCATCTATTTCCCGAAGTACCTAAACTATAAACTCCGTCACCGTCAGGTCTAATACTTGCTGGTGTGCTGTTTGGATCAATAATAAGTGGAGTATGCTTAGTTCCTGTTCCGTCATGTGCAGCTATTTTAATTAAGCCGCCATGTAGGTTGTGTGTAACTTGTGCATTACCGCCTGATGTGTTTAATACAAATTCTGTTGAACTACCAATACGTAGTCCGTCTGCATCTGCAATATCAACTCTATCAGTAAATACGGCTGTTGCACGTTGTATAAATTCTACAGCATCAGTGCCACCTAATCTATCTGAGTTAGATGCTGTACCATGAAATCTTTCTACACCATTTTGAACACCTGTTGAATCGTCTGAATCAACTAGTGTAATTCCTTGGTGTATATAATTAAATCCTTGAATAGAACTTCCAGTATCTAGTGTAAATGCATCTTTTGATGCAACAAACATTACTTTGTTATCAACAACACCTTTTAATACATAGTGTTCATGTGGTTCTTTTAATTCTGCTGTTGTGTCGCTTGGGGATAATAAGTTATCATAAACTAGTGTTTCTACCCATTCTGTTTGGTTAGCACTTGCTTGCTTAGGACCAACTAGTACAAACGCAGAACCGTTATAAACATGTAACTGTTGCTGTACATCATCAAACCATAAGTCGCCTTTATTTACATTAGACGCTGATGGAGTTCCTGGCAATACTCCAATTCTTAAATTTGCTAAAGGGTTGAAAAACTTATTTGCGTTACCGTCATATACTTTTAATCTGCCTTGGCCGTCATCGTCTGTGTCAAACCAAAGTTGACCTGCAATTGGTCTTGGAGGTTGGTTTGCCGAAGCAAAGTTTTCTAACAATGATACAAAATTTTCGTTTTGTATTTCACCGTACCCTGAATAGTTTTTACCAACTAGTTTTAAGTCAGTTGTATTATCAATGGTACCGTCTTCTATTATTGTTAGAATGGTATTATTTGTTTTTTCAATAGTATATGCCATTATTTTTCATTCCCTATGTGCGGTATATGTATTTATCAGTATTAAGTCCAATTAGTCTCTGACTGTTTGGTCCATACTTTACCACCACCAGGATCAGTAACTTTCCAAACTTGTTTCTTACGTGTAACTGACAATGATACTGTACCTGTCGCACTGTTAAAGTTAATATCTTCTAATAAGGCTTGCGGATTTTGCCCTCCATCTGCCCCACCAATACCAGTAAAGTCTACTGATATAGTTTCTTTTGTTGCAGAACCTGCAACATCAATGCCTGTAACTGCACCGCCATACTGTGTAGTAATAACGTTTGCTACAGCATTAAGTGTTTTTGCTGTTGGATCTTGATAGAATGTAAGCATTGCTTGTACTTCTTCATCAACACTTGAATAATTTGTTGTTGGTAAACCAGTAACATCAATTTGTAACATGACTGGTGAAAATGCTACTTCAGTATCTACATATCCTTTAGTTACTACATGATCGTCTGTATCTTCAGTATCACTAGGATTATCTACAACGTGTCTAGCACTTAGTGGAGTAGTAACATTTTTAATTTTTGTGTCATTAAAGTCAACGGATGATTGACTTGCTATTTTTAATCCTGCATTATATGTGGTTATTGTAGGTGTTGCAGGATTTGTTCCTTCGTCATACGTAATTGTTAAACCTGGTCCAGGTAATGCACTACTTTGTCTTACTCTTACAGTATCTAAAATACCAACACTTGCTAATCCAGCTGCTGACGTAATATCTGCACCTAGTGCTGATGCTGATATAACATCATGCCCGTTAATTTTATATGTTTCGCCTGCAGGTATAGTAACACTATCGTTCAATTCAAAATATGGACCATTAGTTAAGTCATTTGTCCATTTAATAGTTTTATCATTAGCGTTAGTACTACTAGGTGCGCCTTTAATTGTAATACCTGCCCCAGTTGCAGTTGCGTCTGAACGCTGTATTATATTAGTTGCTGTAATGTTTACACTACCACTTGTTTGTAAATCACCCTTGCCAATTACTGTTATTTCATCACCACTAACAAGAAAACTGTTGTTTGTTGGTTCAATAACTAATTTGTATACGTTGTTAACAGTATCAACTTGATATTCTTTAAATGTACCTGTTGCTAATACAGTATCACCTGTATGGCTTTGTGTTATTTGGTCGCCTACAGCAAGTGTGTCAGCAAATGAGCTATCAATTTGTCCTGATAAAGTTATAATTGTATCTGCATGTCCAAGTTCGATATTATAATCATCAACTGTTAATGTTGCTGTTTCTAAAGTAGTATTACTACCTTCAATAGTAATATCTCCTCTAACTCTCATATCACCAAATACGTCTAATGTTGCCGTTGGTTCGTCAACAGTTACATTAATACCCATATAGCGATTAACAGCATCAACACGTATTGGATCAAACTGTCCAGATATGTTTGAAGCAACTAATCTAAATCCTTGGTTAACAAGGTTACTTGATAAGTTAAGGAACTCGCCTGATATCGCTAATCCTGCTTGACCAGTATCACCAATAGTTAGTCCGCCTTTAGTTTGAATATTTAAAATACCAGTAGTTGTACCTTCTGCATCTGATGGTAAAAACTGTGATGCTGTTTTTCTTCTTAGCAATCCTGTATTAGGATCAGTTTCTGAAGTAATCAAACTAGTTGCTGAGTCAGAAACACCATAAATTCTAAAGTTATCTTTATCAACAATATTAATACCTTTTAACACATCGCCAGTTAATCCCGGTAATAAGTCAACATCATCTGCTCTCGGTGTAAATGTATCGTTACTAATATAAGCAAAAACAGCATTACCAACTGACCATTTGATAACTGTATATCCTAAACTCCTTGTATCAACAATTCTTAAAGTTTCAAATCCACTTTTACCTTGTGCTGATGTATATGGAGGACCTACAAGTACTATATCACTTCCGTCAAAGAAGTATAACTGGTTATCGTCGTTGTTTATCCAAAGGTCTCCTGCAACCATTTGTGGTTGTGAAGCACTAATAATTGGTCCGTTTGCTTTAAACGTTGTACCGTCATATACTTTTAATCTATTTTCGCTAGTATCAAACCATAGTTGTCCTGTAATAGGTGTTCCTGGAGTTGCTGTACCACTAAAGTTTTCTAAAAGTTTAATAAAGTTTTCATTTATAACTTCACCAAACCCTACATAGTTTCTTCCTATTAGTGTAATGTCCGATGACGTAGTGTCAATCTGTCCGTCAACTAGTTCTACTAGTAATGAACCATCTGTTCTGTTTAGTTTATAACTCATTAGCCCCCAACTCCTGTGTATATGATATAATTAACTGTTAAGTATGGATTCATTAAGTTTACAGCATCGCCGTTTCCGCCAATTTCCATGCCGCCCGTTCTTGGATATTTTAATCCGTTTGCTGTACCTACTAAGTCTGTATCAATAATTGCATCACTATCGCCTGAAATAGTTGAGTCTGGATTAATGACATAGTACTGTTGCGGTGTTGCCCCATCATCTTTAAGTTCGTGTTTGTGATCTGGTAAGTTATCAACTGTAATAGTTGCTGTTTCAGCACCACTTTTAGCACCTAATGTATCTGCTGACGGAACAATGTTTGCTGCTGTGCCGCCCATATTATCTGCACCCAGTGGCGTTCTACCTCTTAAGTCAGGTATTGTAAAGTAACCTGTTGGAGCAGAGTTATCATATGTATTACCAATGACTTGTTCAAGTTTTTGATACGCTGATGCTAACTCGTTTTGTCCATGACATAGTAGCCATCCATCCGGTGCTGTACTTCCTGCATAAGGAACAATAGTACCTACCGGTGTTAATCCTGTTATTTGATCAAATATAGTTGAACGTCTTACTTTGTAAATACCAATTTCGCCGCTAACTCTGTTAACTAAGAATTCATCATCTGTTTGTGAATTTTCTTTTATAGTTTTTTGAGAGATAAATTCGTTTGTAACTTGTGTTTGGAAAGTAACTGTACCTTGTTGTCCGTCAAAGTCAATATCAAGTAAACTTTCAACGTCACCTGTCATTCTAAATACACTTGGTGATGAAAGTTTATCTGCACTACCTGCTCTACCACTTACACTACCCTGTACGTTACCGTTTAACGATCCTATAAACTCAGTAGCATACATTGCTTTCCATTTATCTGTTGTACTACCAATTGATCTTAAATTACTATCCTGTGGTAATATATCATTAAACGTTGAACTTCCAAGTACACTAATACCTGATCCAACTGTTAGATTTTTTGCTACAGCGGCACCACCAGCAACTATTAATGAACCTGTGCTAACTGATGTACTATCTGTTAGACCGTTTACAAGTAAATTAGAATCTGTTTGGATATCTCCGCCTACATCTAATGATTTTTCAGGGTTTAAATTGTTAATACCAATGTTAGTATTACTATTAATTCTTAATGGTGTTGCTGTTACGCCAGCATTATTAGTTTTAAAGTCAATGCTCGATCCACTAATGTCGTGGCTAATAACACCTGCTTGTCCAGTAATTCTTAATCTTAGCGAGTTACTAAGACCAACACTTATTCCTCCGTCATTTTTAATGTTAAGTTCTTGCTCTGCAATATTAATTGCACTTTTTCTCATAAAGTCTGTTGCAGGAACTGACGCACCACTAATAACTAAATTTTCTGCTTTTTCTGCTGTACCAATATACCTAGGAATACCGTCGCCTGTAATATCTGCTGTAGATAAATTGTATCCTGGTTTAATAATATCAAAGCCTTCAATATCTGTTTTAGGAATAAACGTATCTTTTGCTAGAATAGCAATAACTTTACCGCCTATTTCAACTTGTAAAATATCAAATATAGCATCTGTAGTTGAAGTAACTTTTACAGGCTTTGTACCTGTTGCTAGTCCTTCAGCAAACTCGGGACCTACTAGTAACCAGTTTGAACCTGCAAACAAATATAACTGTTGGTTGTCTGTATCAACCCAAAGATCGCCAACAACTGAGTTAGCTGCTTCTGGTGCTAAGTTTGCTTTCTTAAGTCCACCTGCTGCAACCCATGTAGTGCCATCATAAAGTTTAAGTTGATCAACACCTGGTGTAGTGTCGTACCATAGTTGTCCTTCAGTTGGATTAGTAGGTGATACAGTATGTGCAAAGTTTTCTAATAAGTGTAAAAAGTTTTCCGATATTGCTTGCCCATACGCTGTTGTATTTCTTCCTGGTAAACTTAAACTAGTTTCTGCATTAAGTGTACTGTCCTCAATAACAATTACACCTTTGTTAACCTGATCTGAATATCTAATATTATATGCCATGTCTACGCCTCATTAAATCCGGTTAAACTTTGAACTCTTACAGTATAGTCAATTTGTATAAGTCTGTTTAAACTCTTTTGTACAGGGTGGAAAATAACATGTGTTAATAGTTTACCTGTGCCTGTGCCTGCTGCTGAACTTACTAGTCCTAATTCATCAAACACATATAAACTTTCTGTATCAGATGCTGTATCAAATGCATCTTGCCCGCTTGGCTCACCGTAATCTAATAAACAACTTACTAATATGTCAGTATAGTTTGTACCACTTACGTGTCTTGTTTCAATTTTGTTTCTTACAGGATCAGTATTGTTTGGATCAACAGCAACTATTTTTTCAAATGTTTGATTGTATAAACTTGCGTTTGAACCAGTTGAGTTAGGAGTTAGATAGGTAATAATTCCTGTTGGATCAACTGATGTTCCACCGTTACCAAATGCCATTTTATATATTGGCCCTTGTCCTGCTGATGCTAAACTTTCAGCAAGTGCAATACTCATGTTCTCATAGTGGATAGCGTTCCTTTTATCAATAAGAACTTCTCCAGATGCTGGGTCTGTAATTTTAATGTGTCCTTGTAAAAGTACACCATTCATGTCTTTAAATTTGTCTGTCATAATATCCACCTATACTGTATTTATTTTGGTAAGTCAATTGTTTGATCTCTCAAGAACGCCGCAATTGGATTTTGTGCATCTCTTAGTGATTCTCCTGACTCTTGCCATGTTTTTCCTATCTTTCTTATTATAAACACTTTAGTTCCTGCTCCTGGAATGGTGTTCAATGTTATTGCATTGTTACTTATCGTAAATTCTGCATCTACGGTAATATCTGCTTCTGGGCTATCTTGGTCAATAGTAGTATCAAATACACTTATTGCTTGTTTTCTTAGTCGTCTACCTGCAACAAATACTTCAAACTCGTTAATATTAGATGTAGCCCAATCTAATGCGTATGTTGCTGTTGAACCATCTGCTTCAAATTGTAATGTTCTTATCTCATCAGTATAAGGAACTGTTTGATAAGTACTTTGGTCCATTAATTCGGTGCCTGCATTATACGTTGTTTTAACACCTGTTCCTAGTGTACCACGTCTTAGTTGTGATAAAACATTATCCTCTACTTTAAAGTATTCAATCCTTTCACCGTCAATGAATATTACTCCTGGAACATTAATGCTAGGATCTGGTTGACTAATTCCTGTAGAATCAACTAGTTTAATGTCTTGATCAAAATAATTTAACTCTTGATCTAGCACAAATATCTTACTACTATTTAAGCGTTTGTAATGAGTACGATTTAACATATCTTTAAATATTCTAAATCCAAATCTATCATTAACTCTATTACCTGCAAAATGTACAATATCTAATCTGTCATCTTTTAATAAAGGTTTAGTAACTTTTAAATATCTTAAATCTTCAGTTATAGTATAATCTACGTTAGCACTTAGTAGTTGTCCATTTAATGATACCCAAAGATATGCTGGATCAACCGCTGGTAAACGAAGTTCTACTAAACCTTGTGTTAACTTGTTATATTCGTAATAATCATCACTGCCTAGTACTAGTGTACTTCTTGAAACAACGTCTTGCGTTACACGTTCTATATTTTGTATATCGTGTTTATTAAATTTGTAAACATCTACTTTAGCGTCAAGTGCAGGGGTATCTGTTAATATAAGTCTATCTCCAGATTCTACACCTTTAAATCCTGTAACAGAAGTTGCTGTTGCGCCGCTTAATAAGCCTTGAATTTGTATTGTTGGATCAGTATTTAACGAAGCAATTATATTAGTTGAGTCGCCTATTACAACAAGTACATTACCTGCAAACGTTTTTACTGTTGCTTCGAATTGTGTACTGTCTGCTGAGCCTATACGAACTTCTTCACCTTGCGAGAACTGACCTGTAATACTATCCGAATCTAATGTTAATTCAACGTTTCTGTCAAATTCATATTCACCGTCATTAAGAACAAATACGTCTAGTGTATCTCCATTTACACCTACGTTATCAAATAGTATAACAGCACTATTATTAAAGTCCCAGTTAAAGTCTTGTAAGTAACTTAACTGTACGTCATTTAAGTAAACTGCAATATTTTCTGGACTTACTGATGCCCTTGCTACTTGATGTAGATCAAATGTATATTCTCTGCTCGGCGATATTATAAACTGTTGATTATACCCTGGATACAATATTTTATTATCTACTTTAACAACTACATTATGACTTAATGGTAAAGAACTAGATGGTGGTGTACTTAAAGTAAATCCAACACTACTTCCGTCGCCTTCAAATCTATCTACAGTTACTTCACTGTAACTTAAACTAGTTGAAGCATATACAGCATAGTATATAAATGCACCAGGTGCAGGAGGTGTAATAAATTTAAGTCCTACTAATCCTGCTCTACCGTCATATGTTGAATCTGTTTCAAATATATCTGCAACTGCTTTCTTACCGTCAACACTAATGTATGTTGAAATATTGTCATTCCATAATACGTTAGTTACAAATATTTGTGTGCTACCGTCTGCAATAAAGTTATCAATGTCAAGAATGTTTTCACCGTTACCGCTCATTGATATAATTGATACACGCTGACCAACTGTTAATGCCTCATTAAATGTTAATGTTTTTTCAGCAAAGTCAATTTCATATGGATAAGATGAGTCGTCTATTGGTCCTTGAATCACATTGTCTACTTTAACAATTAATGATTCTATGTTGTGCGGTAATAAACTTAAATCAAACGTTTTATTTTGTGTTGCTGATGCTGTATAATTTCTTACAGCAATAGTACTTCCGCCGTCTGCTACTTTATCATAAACTTTAATATCTAAAGTATCTAATACTTGTCCAGGAACTAATTCTTCAGGTCCTTTAGATGTAGTTGGTGTAACAAATCCGTCGCCGTCAATTGTTATATCTTCTGATTTTAATCCCGTTGCTGTACCATATGCTAAATTTCCGCCTTCAATTACAGTATCAAGTGTAAATGTATCAGGAAGGAAACTACCATCACTAGATGCTTTTCTAACAATAATAGTATCACCGTCTACTAATGGCTTGCTAATATCAAGGCCATCGTTATCAGTATAAATTATTGTTTGCTCGCCGTCGCCTGTTAAACTTTGTGTTATTGCGTTTGGATTTGCTACAGGATTACCTGTGCCAAAGTTTGGATCATCAATTCTTACACCATTTAGATATACGTTATACACTACCTCGTTTTCTAAAGGTTTAGAAAGAGTTATTTGTGTTGTACTTCCGTCTAGTGTAATGATTTCATCTTCAAATCCGTCATCATAACTATCCCATGTAGTTGCGTACCAAGGATCATTATCCCAACCTAGTTTAGCACCAAATTCAAAACTCTTAACTTGTACTCCGCCGTAGTCAACGCCATCCATTAACTGTGCAAAATCTTTTCCGTATAATCCTGATTGTGCTTCGTATAAGAATTGTATACGTTCTGCAGCATTTAATAAGTCTAATGATCTGTTGTATGTTATTACTACCGTTGAATCCTTAGTTGGAGCAAAACTAAACTCAATTTGCCCTGTTTTTCTAGTGTATCCTTTTGTTGAATCCTCAACATTTTTATATTCGTATTGACTACTTAACGCTTGTATACCGTCTATAGTTACGTTAATTGTATTAGTACTCAACTGTAAAGGCCACTTAGTATCGAATTTAAGTTGGCTACCTGATGCTACAAATGTTTCTTGTTCTTGTATGTCTGCTAGTACAATATCTGTTGTAACTCTATCAAACTTTTGGGCAATTTTTGTTGCTCGAACTTTACCATTGCCTATTATTACTGATACTATAGGCTGGGTGCCATCTTGTGTTTGTGTTCCTTCGAACTGTATTAACGGTGCTGAGTAATAACCTGTACCTGGATTTGTGATTTCAATCTTTTTAATAACACCGTTACCAATAAACGCCTTTGCTGTTGCGCCTGTTCCGCCGCCGCCAACAAATGTTACTAGAGGAGTTTCAGTATATCCTGATCCTCCGTCTTTAATAAGTACTGAATCAATAAAGTATGAAGAATTATCTACCCAATGTCTTGCAGGATAGTCTGATACGTCTGTAAGTACACTTGATAATCTGTCATTCTCCACAATAAAGTCTGATGGTACAATTTTACCAACATTGCTATTATACACAGCAGGTAAATCATAATCAGTTATAACCGAACTAGTATTATCTTTACCTTCGTATGCACTTAAATATTCACGTATATTAGTCTTATAAGGTTTAACTTCGTTAACATACTCTTCAAAACTAGGTAAGTTGTCGTTTTGATAATTTGTTTTCTGT